GCCTTGGTCCCCTTTGCTTCCTTGGTCCCCTTTACTTCCTTGACTACCCTTGGCTCCGGTATCACCTTTAGCCCCAGGGGGCCCCTCTGGTCCTTGTCCACCCTGGGCTCCTTTTTGACCCTTTGGCCCAGGAACATCAGAGGCTGGTCCTAACTCACCCTTCTGACCTTTTGCACCCTGGTCACCCTTGGCTCCCTGCGCGCCTTTCGCACCCTGTGCTCCTTTATCGCCTTGGTCGCCCTTTGGCCCAGGGGGGCCTTCACCACCCTGTGCACCACGTTCGCCTTTCTCTCCTTTAGCGCCTTGGTCACCCTTCGCTCCCTGCGCACCCTTCGCTCCCTGCGCACCTTTGGCTCCGGTATCTCCCTTATCTCCTTGTGCTCCTTTAGCACCGGGATCTCCGCTTGGACCTGGAGGCCCAGGGATATCTGAGTCGTCACCCTTATTTCCTTTAGCGCCTTGGTCCCCTTTGGCTCCCTGCGCACCTTTCGCACCCTGGGCTCCCTTGACACCAATCTCACCCTTTTGTCCTTTGGCTCCTTGGTCTCCTTTAGAACCTTGGTCGCCCTTGTCTCCTTGGTCACCTTTTGCTCCTTGGTCACCTTTAGCGCCCTGCGCACCTTTGGCTCCGGTATCTCCCTTATCTCCTTGGTCACCCTTGGCACCTTGGTCACCCTTTGGTCCTGGAGGTCCTGGAATGTCTGAGTCTAATCCTTTATCACCTTTCTGTCCTTTATCTCCTTTCGCACCCTGGTCACCTTTTGCTCCTTGAGCACCCTTCTGGCCTTGAGCGCCTTTAACGCCAATCTCTCCTTTTTGACCCTTGTCTCCCTTAGAGCCTTGGTCCCCTTTAGCACCTTGATCCCCTTTAGCACCCTGGTCACCCTTTGGTCCTGGAGGGCCTTCACCACCGGTCTCTCCACGCTGTCCTTTAATTCCTTTATCTCCTTGGTCTCCTTTTGCGCCTTGGTCTCCTTTAGCGCCCTGGGCTCCCTTTTGTCCTTTATCACCTGCAACCCCCTTGGCTCCCTGGTCTCCCTTTGCGCCTTGGTCACCTTTTGGTCCTGGGATATCAGAGTCTAATCCTTTATCACCCTTCTGGCCTTTACTTCCTTGATCGCCCTTGGCTCCTTGGTCTCCCTTTGCGCCCTGTGCACCTTTCTGTCCTTTGTCACCGGTTACTCCTTTCTGACCTTTGTCACCGGCCACTCCTTTGTCTCCTTGGTCTCCCTTGGCGCCCTGTGCACCTTTCTCTCCTTGGTCACCTTTAGCGCCACTACCACCGTCACGGCCCTTCTCGCCTTTTTCGCCCTTAGCGCCCTGGTCTCCTTTTGGCCCAGGCACATCTGAAGCGGGACCAATTTGTCCTTTCTGTCCTTTATCTCCTTGTGCGCCTTTATCACCTTGGTCACCCTTAGCGCCTTGGTCGCCCTTAGAACCTTGGTCACCTTTGACTCCAATCTCACCCTTCTGGCCTTTATCGCCAGTGACGCCTTTTGCCCCTTGGTCACCTTTCGGTCCTGGAGGTCCTGGAATATCAGAGTCTAAACCTTTGTCACCTTTCTGTCCTTTATCTCCCTTCGCACCTTGGTCACCTTTTGCGCCCTGTGCACCTTTTGCGCCCTGTGCACCTTTGACTCCGATTTCTCCCTTTTGACCTTTCTGTCCTTTCTGTCCCTTATCTCCCTGGTCACCTTTTGCCCCTTGTGCACCTTTCTCTCCTTGGTCACCTTTCGCACCAGAGCCACCGTCACGACCCTTCTCGCCTTTCTCGCCTTTCTCACCTTTAGGTCCTGGTACATCTGAAGCGGGACCAAGGTCACCCTTTTGTCCTTTGTCTCCTTTATTTCCTTGGTCACCTTTCTGCCCTTTGTCACCTTGGTCACCCTTTGGTCCTGGTGGCCCGGGTATATCTGAATCGAGTCCTTTGTCTCCTTTCTGTCCCTTATCGCCTTGGTCGCCTTTAGAGCCCTGTGCACCTTTGATGCCCTGGTCACCTTTAACTCCTATCTCACCTTTCTGTCCTTTGTCACCTTTCTGACCTTTGTCACCTTGAATACCTTTAGCGCCTTGATTACCTTTTTCACCTTGGTCTCCCTTGGCTCCTGATCCTCCGTCTCTACCTTTTTCTCCCTTCTCTCCCTTCTCTCCTTTAGGGCCTGGGATATCTGAGGCTGGACCGAGGTCTCCTTTCTGACCTTTGTCTCCTTTATCTCCTGTAACACCCTTGTCTCCTGTGGTCCCCTTCTCTCCTTGGTCGCCCTTTGGTCCTGGAGGGCCTGGGATATCGGAGTCTAAACCCTTGTCACCTTTCTGCCCCTTGTCTCCTTTATCACCTTGGTCGCCAATGCGTCCCTTCTGACCTTGGTCACCTTTGACGCCGATTTCGCCTTTCTGGCCCTTATCTCCTTGTTCTCCTTTAACTCCTTTGATTCCTTGGTCGCCCTTCTGTCCCTTGTCTCCTTGCGCGCCCTTGGCTCCAGAACCGCCGTCTCGTCCTTTTTCTCCCTTCTCGCCCTTCTGTCCTTTTGGACCAGGGATATCAGATGCAGGACCCAGGTCACCCTTTTGGCCTTTGTCGCCCTGGTCACCTTTCTGACCTTTATCACCTTGGTCACCTTTGACTCCTATTTCACCTTTCTGACCTTTGTCTCCTTGTGCCCCTTTAGCGCCAGAGCCACCATCTCTACCTTTCTCACCCTTTTCTCCTTTGGGTCCGGGTACATCTGAAGCGGGACCGAGGTCACCCTTCTGACCCTTATCGCCTGTAACGCCCTTGTCTCCTTGGTCACCTTTAATTCCTTGGTCACCTTTTTGTCCTTTGTCACCCTGGGCTCCTTTGGCGCCACTGCCGCCATCACGTCCTTTTTCACCCTTCTCCCCTTTAGGGCCCGGTACGTCAGATGCTGGTCCAAGGTCACCCTTAACTCCTTTATCGCCTTTCTGACCCTTATCACCTGTAACTCCTTTGTCACCAGTGGTACCTTTCTGTCCTTTATCCCCTTGGTCTCCCTTTTGTCCTTTAGGACCAGGAATGTCTGAGTCTAAACCTTTGTCACCTTTTTGTCCTTTGTCGCCCTGTTCACCGATGCGTCCCTTCTGACCCTTTTCTCCTTTTTCTCCTTGTGCGCCTTTATCACCAGCAACACCTTTGTCTCCAGTAGTTCCTTTGGCTCCGGTATCCCCCTTCTGTCCCTTGTCTCCTTTAGGACCAGGAACGTCTGAGTCGAGTCCTTTGTCTCCTTTCTGGCCCTTCTCTCCTTTGGCACCTTCACCGCCGCCTACTCCTTTTTGACCTTTGTCTCCGGTTTGTCCTTTCTGTCCTTTATCTCCGGTCTGACCTTTGTCTCCTTTAGAACCGTCAATACCTTTCTGACCTTTGTCACCCTGGGCACCAGTGTCCCCTTTGATTCCTTGATCACCTTTTGCTCCGGTATCTCCCTTGTCACCTGTAGCACCCTTTTGACCTTTGTCTCCTTTAGAACCGTCAATACCTTTCTGACCCTTGTCGCCGACCTCTCCTTTTTGTCCCTTATCACCGGCAGTACCTTTCTGTCCCTTATCACCGGCAGTACCTTTCTGTCCCTTATCACCAGTGGTACCTTTCTGACCTTTTTCTCCAGTGTCGCCCTTGACTCCTGTCTCTCCCTTTTGACCTTTATCGCCGGCAACTCCTTTGTCTCCTGTATCTCCTTTGTCTCCTTGGCTGCCTTTGGCTCCGGTATCTCCTTTAACGCCTATCTCTCCCTTTTGTCCTTTGTCGCCTTTGTCACCGGCAACTCCTTTGTCGCCTTGACTTCCTTTGTCTCCTTGAGCGCCCTTGTCTCCTTGGCTTCCTTTTAATCCAAGTTCACCCTTTTGACCTTTGTCGCCTTTGGCTCCTTTATCACCGGCATCGCCCTTGTCTCCCTTTTCTCCTTTAGCCCCCTTAGCGCCAGGGAGTTGTTTCAAGTCGCCCTTTGTAATTTCTACATTGGTAGACTCGGGTACAATAAAGTCAAACACAAGAGTTTCACCCGTTGTAATTTCAACAGTTACTTCCCCAGGTTTAATGATTTCTATGTCGATACCTTTTTCGGACATTAGTTTTCTACTATATCTTGAACAACATCAAACGTACCGTAGAACCATGTGTCTACAGTGCTGTCTGAAATAAGCGTTGCCTGTAATCCGTAAACATACGTACCAGCATCCACTTCCATATTAGTTGAAGATATAGTAATCGTGAGAACGCCTGCCGCAGTTCCGGAAATTGTAATGTTAGAACTTGTGATAACAAGAGGTCCATCGTCGTATTCACGAACCTCCATTTTGTAAGTGTACAGAGTTAAATCGACCGCTGTTCCATCAGAGTCTTTCACGTTTGCTTTTAGGGTAAACGTATCTCCCCTGCGGGCACATATGTTTACTATTGCCGCATTGTTTAAGTTTACGTTGGTGGGATTGCTACAACCGCAAGCCCCAGATCCACAAGATGAGCATCCCATTTTTTATGATAGTGTTAGGTTAGTTACTACGTCTTGGTCAAGCGGTGGGCGTTGCCCTTGACGCTGTGCAATCAATTTACTTTGAGCCAAGGCTTGTTTGTCTATTCGTTGGTCTTTGCGTTTCTCTGATTCGGCGTCCGCCATCATTCGATTACCGCTTTCTATTTGTTGCTCAACTACCCCGTACTCTCCCTTCATCTTCTCGATTTCAATCTTATACTGGTACTCAAGTTGAATCAACTGTGCTTTGACCTGTGCCTCTAATTGCATGCGCTGCGCTTCTATCTGCGCATCCATTTGTTTCTTCTGCATCTCCATCTGTGCCGCCATCTGAGTTTGCTGAGCATTTACCTCCGCTGTTACTTGTGCTTGCTGCTGGGCTTGTTCTTGCTGCTGCTTGATTCGTTTCTTTCTGCGAACAACCAAGAGTCTTTCAGCCTGCTCAACGTCTTTGATTTGACGAATGGCAATCGCATCTTCAAGATCAATTTCTCTTTGTCCAAGTGCAATCTGAATGTTTTGTTCAAGGTATTGTTTGTCTGTATCGTTCATCTCCGTCACAACCATGACGCCAAAGTTGTACATGGCCAGGTTGTCAAATGAACTTAGAACAGCCATGTTGGTCTCACCAACAGCGTTCGTATAAACTTTATAAAGGATACTCTCCGGCGGAATAACCTGTAGACAGCGTACAATATCATCACATACTTTTTTGTACAGAACCATAGCGGCATTCGTGATATCGAATATCGCATTGTTACCTGCAGCCATTGCCATCTGATTTACACCTACAAGCGCTTCTCCTTTTGGTGTAGAACCATCCATCACCTCGTTGATACCTGTGGCATCTCTAATCATTCCGAGGTAGTGATTGTATAGCGCTACCAGTTCCTGGATGTTACGGATACGGTTTCCGATTTCTCGAACAGGTGGGTTTTGGAATCCTCCTTCTGGATTCTTGCTGCGGTAATAGAAGACACCAGTTTGTTCATAAATGTCCTGGATTTCTAATGGCTGTAGTTCTCCACCACGCCCAAGTTGCACGTTCTCTAATCCCTCAATATCAATGATGAGTCCATCTGGTTTTGCTTTCGCAATAGACTGTTGAAGTTTCAAGTGTGTGATCTGGAGCATGTCGGCAAATCCGATAACAGAGGATACCATTGACTTTGGTATCATTCCACGGATGTTGGTTGCGACAATGCTGTATGATAAACGAGCACGTGAGATGTCGTGTACGTTCTTAGGAATGTTCTTCTTGGGCCCGTAGTTGAAGATGTGCTCTGTGCCCGTGATGTACGAACCACCATATACAGTTGCGTTCTTCATGTACACCGCCTCTCTGTTGTATACAGATTGCTGAGGTGCGTTGTACTCGTTACCCTTGTAGTAGAACCCAATGTTACCGTATGCTGATTCTTTCTTCTCGTAGATAATGTCATCAACAGACATGTATTCAAAGTCCAGGATTTCAATCTTGTACTCGTCATATCCTTGACGGTACCTGGTTCCTGGTCTGTCATAAGTATACCCAGTGGTAGAGAACTGTGTAGGGTTATTACCGTACTTGTTCATTACCGTCTTAGCAATCTCCTCATACTGCGCTTCAGTGAACTGGTCACCAGCAATACGCTTCAAGTCCATAATCGTGATGTACTTAAAGTGTCCAGCGTAAGTTAGTTCCGTGAAGTTTGGATCATCCGTGTAGTTGTGGATAAACTTCTTTGGGTCTACATACTCTTCCTTAATCCCATAGTTAGGGTCGTTGCTTCGTTTAGCAACACCCATACCAAGAGTGGTCAAGTCTTCGACACAACGACGGTAGATAGATTGATTGAAGTCGTTCCACTTCAATGTCATCTCAGTAGCAATTTGTGCAGAGATTTCTGCGTCAGTCTTGATGTTAGTGTCTAAGAATATCTCAGTCTCTTCTGGAGTTTCTGGAAGTTGTGATGGGTCTTGTTTTACGTTAAGGCCAAGCGACTTAGCCTCTTCAATCATATCACGATTCTCGATACGCAATACTGTAGCGTTCTTTTTCTTGTCCTTCTCTGATTTAGAGAGTGGGTCAATAGCCTCAATCTGTGGGTATGGTTCTTTGGAAAGAATCTTGTTAACAACAATCTTTACAAACTTAGGAACGATGGGTACTGGCGTGTAATCCAGTGTTAGTAATGTTCCATCGCCGTTATTGTTCTCAAGAGAGTTTAGTATTTGTCTATAGATTGATGTGTCCTGCGTTCCTTGTGCGTAATCTCTACAGCGCTCAAACTCGCCGTTTCTTCTCCCGTATAGAGAGTTCTGATAGTCACTACCAATCCATTGAGCAAACATAGCCTTCGCATACGATAGGCCGTATTCGTTAGACATCTTCTCCTCTACTGGCGCCAATGGGTCCGGAAAGGATGATTGTCCATTTTTGTATTCGTTGTTCATACTCAAGATTGCTACTACTGCAAATATACCTCTTATTATCTTCGTATAATTATCTGACCTTTACGGAAGAATTGCTTGCCAGTGAAATCACTTTTTGGTTTCTCTGGCTTATGCCCCTGCGCTGCAAGAAGTGCTAATCCACTCGAAATTGAAAGGTCATATTTGGTACGGTCATCTATCTTGAAATTAATCCAATCCTCGAGGGTTCTTTCAAAGTACATCTTACCAAACTCAAGGGTCTCCTCGTTCAGCCCTACGTGTGCATGTATGTAAGATTCAATAGCCTGTGCATGTGCCTGGATAACGTCCTGTGAGTTTGATGGTATACCCTTAGTCTTTGTCTTGCTTCCGTATGTTGAGGTAAGGTGAGCGGGTCTGTCTAACAAGAAATGGTCGTAACCCCTTGATTCAAAGTACCTTGCAATTCCGTACTTGTTGTTCTCAATCAATACAGGGTATCCATAGAACTTAGCAGCCATCAGTATGTCTTCATAAAATATCTTAGCCAACGGTGGACGTGACGCATACTCTGCCACAAACATATTAGAAGGGTGGGTCATGTTAAACTTATTAAAGAAGTGACATGCACCCTTAGAACCACGTCCGTCTACAGTGGCGTCAATATCATAACTATCCACACCAGCACAGCCCAGCCAGTTGTTCTCTGGCTTGGTCTTGTTTCTTAAATCTACTGGGGGCATCCATGCTACTCTCCATCTCCCATTGGGGTCTGGACTAAACACAACCTCGCTGTCTTGTACACCGTTTGCCCAATTGAAGTTCCCTACAACAACAGGTGATGGAAACAAGTCTTGATTGTATTCTATCTGCTCGTATATCTTCTGGACGTTAAACAAAGAAGCCTTGGCGCTATCTCTAAACGCCTCAGCCTCAGTAAAAGGGAACTGCCTAATTACCTCATTGAGTTCGTAAGAATCTCCTGCCAGTCCTTTTCTTTCATTCTTCAAGTAGGTCTTTGCACCTATGCTTATGTACTCACCCTCAAGTCCTATGATTGGTTTCTCTGGGTCGTCTACTACAGGCATACCATAGATGTCAAAGAACCCTTCTAATGCGTCGTACGCTGGTATAAAGCAGCCATACAAACCTGTCTTTGTTCTTCCGTTTGCATTTCTGTCATTAACATCGCTTGAGTAAAACATTTCCCGGTACTGAGTACCTCCTCGGTCCAGTGGGTTTACTGTACTACCTACCAGTGCTT